CCCATTGCTTTAACCTTACCTGGCTTGCCCTCTGTATCCAAACGGAAACCTTCCAAGTCATAGATCAGTGCTGCATAACGCTTTTTAGTAATGTATAGACCTTTAGTAGCAACAATCTCTCTACCACCTTTGATGATCTCGCCATTCTCACGTGGGCAATGAAAAGCACGTTCCATAAACACAGGAAACTCATCGTTAACTCTGTCAGCAATATTGTCATACAGTTGTGTACAAATCTCTTTGCCCCACTCTGCTCTTCCTGCTTCAACTTCTTCTCGCATCATGGGCCAAGCACTAAAGTATACACTGTCAGTATCGCCATACACAATAGCATCACCTACATGATTCTCCTCTCCTGTAAGGAGACCATTAACTGTTTCAGCCATTCGCTTGCTGATGCACCTTCCAGTAAGAGTTGTGGATTGCCCAATACGATGGTCAAAGAAACGACACCCAGGATTAAGAATAGCACCGTATAAACTATTAAGATTAATCTTCTTAACCAACTGTCGCTTATCCCAATATTCAACGGCATCTGCGTCTCCTTCATCTTTAACTTTTTTAAGTTCCTTCTGCATGTCTTTGCGTTCAGCATACCAGCGTTCAAGTAGTCCAGGAACAATGCCTTTGCGTTCATATGTAAAGATAGTACCGTTAGCACTGAGTGTCCATGGTTGATTACTGTCAAACACTAGACGCCATACATCATATGCACTAAGTGTATCTTCATCGCCATTTTCCCAGTCAATGGTAATCTCTGTGCCACGTTCCATGTTCATAACTGCTTGATACTCTCGGCTACCAAACTCGCCTTCCCAAGCATCAGCAAACGATTTCTTTTGTCCCATCAAATCTCTGATGCGACTTTCAGTCATTGTTTGACGCAGTTGTCCTACTACAGTTTCTGGACCCATGTTAAGAGCACGAATCACACTAGGATACAGACTGTTAATGTCAATAGCGCCAATCCAATCATGCAAACCTTTTTTAGGATACGCAACGTAAGCACCTGCCGCTGTTGTTGGCTCGCCATCTCTGTTGCGTCTGTTTGGTACAACCATGCCACGAGCATGTGCATCATTGATAATGGCTTGTTCTGTCACAGCAACCGCACCCATTGTGGTCATCAGCAACACTGTGTTTTCATGTGCCAACACATTAGATAGTTCAATGAAACGCAGTTTCTTATCCAGTTTGTTTAGCAGTGCAGTATCCTGTCTGTTATAGTCAATGAACTTTTCAAAGTCTTGATTGTACAGTTGATCCAGTGTGCCTTCATATGCTACTTTGCGTTCATCTAGTTCATGCTCACCAATGGCATCCAAACTGTAACTGTGACGTTCTTCATAAGTGTATTTGCGATACAGTTGCATGTAGTCCAAGTGTACACGCCCTACTAGATCAAACGTAACACTTTCAGTACCATAACGCTCAAATGTACGCTTCTTGGGCAACTGTCCAAATAAACACCAACGTCTATTATCTTCCTTGCTTAGTACACGAGTAATACGATTCACTGTGTATGGAATATCATAACCTTCACTGTTCCAGCCACTTACAATGTCGGCATCTTCTAACAAGTCGAGAAACACATTCAGCATCTCGCCTTCGTCTGTAAACAAGTATGTGTTGTCAAACTGCTTACAAAGATCTTCTGCTGTTTGCATGGTCATGCCACTTGGCGGAATAGCCAATGTGATTAGTTGATCTGTCCAATCTAAATATAGACTAATTGCAGTGATTGGGTTGAAGGGATCTTCAGGACTACTATATCCCTTGTCTTTGTCAAAGTCAACTTCAATATCGAAAAACGCTGTTTGTAGTTTTGGAGGTTCTGCACCCAAGTAGTTTTCTTCCAAGCAACGGAATATAGGATTGATGTCACTTTCCCATAGACCTTTGCCGCCTTGAATCTTAAGTTCTTTCATAAACTCTTTGCGATTGCGTGTACTAAATCTACTAACAGGCTTGTCATAGATAGTGCGATGTTTGCCGCGCGGATCGTCATAGTAAAACACATAGTTAGCAGGCAATTCACGATACTCGCGTTTGCCATTAACACGTTCTACAACATGAATACGATCATGCTCTCTGTCAAAATATGCGTCTACATAACTCATTATAACAATCCTATTACATATATGAATGTTAACAGAATATTCATCCAAAGTAAACTATTTTCTCGCCACAAATAACCTACCAGTATCCATAGTCCATTTGCTACTATGAATCCCCAGTGATGCCAATATAATTCAGGGACAAAACTTGCTAGACTAGCAGCACCTACTAACCAAGCAGTTGCTAACCATGCTACCCATTGATAAGGTTTACGTTCTACCACCATGATACTGCTACTCCGTATCCAAATACATTTACTAAACTAAAATAAAAAGTGAGCATCATAACCCAAGCCGCACCTCGTCTGTATGCAGCATAACACTGCGTTGTGCTTCCTATAAAGAAAAATGGGTATACAATACTCATGTCCGGATCATAAGCGTTAAAAGCAAGTGTAAGACTAGCACCCACTGTGAAGATAAAACTTATTAACTCAAAGTAAAATGCAGTCTTGTCACTAACAAAACTGTTTATCCAAAACTGTTTGATATTTTGCACTTAGATTTTGCCAACTGTTGCTAGAATATTTTCAAGTTCTGTATATTCATCAGTAACTTTTTCAAACTCTGCTTTGTATGCTGTGCGCACTGCTTTTTTAAGTACAGTAGGTTTAATTTGCATTTCTTCTGCTACTGCTTTAATTGTGTCGTTAAGACCGTTGTTTAGGTCATCTACTTCCTGCATAACTGTCAAACCTTCGTTTACAAGTTGTGTAAGTTTTGCTTTTTCTTCACTTGAGAAAACTCTATCGCTCATGGATAACTCCTTTAGTTTATATTAGTATACTACTTAAATGTTACTGTGTCAAGATGTGAAATCATCTGTTGTGTATTTTCTTTTGTAGGACATTGAGCACATATCTTGTTTGGCTTGCCGAAATTTTTTATAAAGTCCTGTATGTCTTGATTACTAGAAAATGCGCTTATTCCTTTAGGTATGTATTTACGCCAGTGTTCGTAGTTTGGATTGCCAAATCGTTCCAGTGTTTCTGCTAATAAGCCGCTGGTGCTGCACTTGTAGATTATACCTTTGTATAGTAATGGACAAGTTTGTTGTATACAACTTTCAAATGCTTGCACAGGATTATTATTGTGTGGCATCATGTCATTATATGTGCCACAATATGTTTTTAAAAATACGTTAGGTGTTTTTACATGAAAGCGAAAGTTATTTTTGGTTATGTATCTGTCAATACCATATTCATTAATAGGTTTCCAATCATAACTATCAAAAACACGATTGACTACATTCTGTAAACGATCTGGAGTATGCGCTGTAATTTTGAAACTTACATTGCCCAATTCATACATTAGATCAACAATATCCCAATGTTTTTCTAACAATAATCCATTTGTAGTAAATCGAATTTGACTATCCGGCATAAGTTTCCTTACACCTTTTAACCAGTCACATACCTGTGGATTAATTAGTGGTTCACCGCCCATAATACCAAAGTCTGGAATGTCAATGCGCTGTAACCAACTTTCTAGATGTGCTTTGCCTTCTGCCCAGGTAACATATCCACTGTGTTTAATATCACTGTAATTTGTGCAGCCAACACAACTTAGATTGCATGATTGTGTAATCATGGTTTCAACAAAAGGTAATACTGGTTTCATAGATCTATTATACTAGATATGTTGTGTAATTTCAACTGTTAAATCACTAGATCCTTTAATTAATCTGTGATATACTGCTTCTGGAATAAAATATTCTCTACCAGGCACAAGTGCCATTGGCAAGCGATTGTCTAATTGTAAACTCCAGCCCGAACCTTCTAGTACACGAACAGTACGATCTTCTGCATCACGGTGCCAGCAAAGGTCACTGTTGTCTGCGTCTTCTCTAAATGTTCTGTGTTTAATGTTAGGTGCGACTTGGGTTTCCTCGTAGGGTTTTACCACCATTGTCCGCCTTTAACTCCCAACGCCTTGTAACGTGGAGTACGGCAACTCCAGTAACGAGCCGTCATTTTATCGTTTGCTTGTTTACATTTATGGCGTGCTACAAACGAACGCACTGCGCCTCTGTCCTTAGCCTTAACACTAAGTCCAGTTGTATCTCCCCAACTGATCTTCTTTACACGACCAGTCTTTGGATTCTTTACATATACATAAAACTTTTTACTACCGCCACGCTTTGGGCTGTTAAGTTTTACTTTGCGTCCTTGATATTCTGCTTCATCTAATTCTAGTTCTTCCATTGGAACATCTAGTGGCACAAGTTCGCCCTCTACCATGATACATTCGCCGATGTCTGTGTTAAGTAGTTCTTGATCCTGCCAATCCAAGTTTAGTTTATCTGCTACTTCGCGTACCTGTCTGTAAAACTCTGTAAATGCAGGCGAACCTGCACGGAACATGCACTCTGTAAACGGAACATTTTTAGCAACATGCTCACGAATAGCGTTTTGTACATCTTCAAACTGACTTTGTGTTAGTTTTGCTTTAAGAGTTTTGTTTGGATTTAACTGGTATGATAGATCTGTAGTTTTTTTACCACCTCGAGCAGTTGCGTCTGTTTGCTTTATATTCATTCCACCAACACTTGTACCAACTGTTGTAGTATAGCCAGTTTCTTTAGATCCTTTTGCAGAAACATTCACACCTGAGCCTGTTGTGTAATCTATTTTCTGATAACCTGGAGTAGCATCTGGTCTGAATGTTTGTGTTGCTTGTAAGCCACCTATCTTAGGAGTTTGTACACTAAGAGTTCTGCCACTGCGATCTTTTACAATTGTGCCCTGGTCACTCTTAGTTGTTACTCTGTTGTTTCTTTTGTCAACAGTAGTAGTAACACCTTGTGCATTAGTTGTAGTTACTGGCTGTTCTGTAATAAAATCACTTGCTCTCATTAGTTACTCACATTCTTTGCTTTACCACGACGATTTTTATTAGGATCTTCTCTACGCTTGCGTTTAACTGCTCTCGCAATACCCGCCTTTCCATCTTTTTTACCATCGCCATCTGCATCTGCGTTGCGCAATTTTGCTGCTGCACTCTTACTCAAACATTTAGGTTTTGCATCACCTTTGGTATCGCCACACTTACCAATGCGGTTACCTGAACTATCATAAGCATCCCAGCCGCCACCTCCTGCGCCGCCTTGTTTGCCTTTGCCGAACCACGCTTTGAGATCCTCATGTAGTTCGTAGGCTCGCATTATTTTTTACTCTTATTTCCCCAGTTAGCCGCTCCTACTTTGCGACACTGTACTAGTGCACCACTTGCGTATGCACTGGGCCATACTTTATAACGGCTTTTTACTTTGTGATAGCAAGCATCTTTCTCGCCTGCGGCTTCGTCAAATTCTGCTTCTGTAAGTGATTCGCCTACTTTAAACAGGTCTAGTTGCTTGGGTAATTCTATCTTTTTGACTGGAGAATCTTTTTCTGCTTTTTTATCTTGTAGTTTAGCAAGAGCACGGAACATTTGATCATTGCGTAGGCTTGAAATACTTTTGTATTCCTCTAGTTCTTCTTCGGTAATACTTTCATTTGCGTTTGTTAGTGCAGCCATAGCACGTTTCATCATGCCAACATTTAGATCTACACCCACTGTTAGATCAGGATCCATACGTTTTGCTTCTAGTTCACTTTTAGTTAGTGCAGTTAGTTCCATGGCCTGTTGCATTTTGTCGCCTTTGCCCATTTGTATATCACGGATAAGAGCAACAACTTTGTCTTTAATTGCTGTACGTTCAGGTGAAAAGTTCTTTTCAATTACCTTAGCAGCATCTGCAAGTGCTTGGTTTTCTTTAAACTGACTAAAACGCATTATGTTATTCCTCAGGCTGTTCTTCTAGTGCAATACCTAGTGCATCGCTGTGGGCACGAGTAAGTGCTTCACGAGCAATGTTAAGTGCTTGTGCTACTTCTTCTAATGCTGTAGCATCTCCACCTGCTTCATTAATCTTACGTCCAAGCATGCCGCCTTCTGCAACCATACTGTTAAGCATGTCCATAGTTTCTGACATTTTTGTAAATGCACGGTCAGCATACTCATATTCTGCTGTGCCTTCGTCAATCATAGACTTCATTGTGTTAATGTCACTACCAGCGGCACGTTCTGCTTTCATAAACTTAGCAAAACGATCCTGCATTGTTTCTTCAACTTCCGCCTCTTGTGCTTCTGCTACAAAAGGACGTTCTTCACTAATAGCATTAAACTTGTTTAGCAGAGTTGCTGTTTCAGAAATTTCTTGACGCTTTGTAACGGTTTCAGGACTTGGAGTAACATCCACTTCCTCGTTTTGTGAAATGGCATTTAATTTTTGTACCATTGAGAAAAAGTCTGACATTATTTTTTACCCCATTCTGAAAATTTACTTTGTGTGACCATTTTGTTAGCCATACGTTGCTTTTGTTGCGCTGGCATGTTTGCCATTGCTGCTTGACGCATATATTCTGCATCGTCACCAGCGCCGCGTGTAGCACCTGTATTTTGATTTGTACTTGTGTTAGGCTTTGGCTTAGGCATTACACCTGGTGTTTTCATTTTTCCCAGTTTAGCAATGATATCACCAATTGGATCTTCTTCGTTCATTTCTTCTTCGTCTGAACTGTGTCCCAAATGCTTGTGTACAACATCGTCTAGTTCTTTGTGGAAGTCGTCAATTTCTTCATCGCTCATATCTTCCATCATCTTCATGTCAAAACCATTTACTTTAACACCGTAACGATCTTCTAGTTCATCAGCAACTGCATCAAAAATTTCATCCTCGCTGTCACCAGGATTAACCATTACTTTAACATTGACATCTGTTGGTAACTTATCTAATGCTGGTCCAGCATAATCAATGTTAGTTGCTCTGACCATTACTGCACGATCTTCTGTTACTTCAACACTTTCTGTTGCAGTCTTTTTTTCGTCTGCTAGATGTGCATCAATACCTGCTGTGCTCTTTAGTCCCCAATGCTCTGCAGCCTTTTTAGCAGCACCATATGAACTAGTAGCACTACATTCATACTTGCCTTTTTTAGCATGTACACAAATGTAATCACGCTCTTCTGCTTCAATAACTTCTACACTTTCTTCAGGCATTGTCATAGCGTCTGTCATATCACCAGCAACAGGAACAACTGCTAGTTCTACGTCTTGCATCGCTTCGCCTTCCATATAGTGCTTTACTGCACCCATGTAGTCTGCACTTTTAGTAATTTTAGATTGTACCCAACCTTCAAGTCCATCCATCTCTGAACGATCTTTAAGCATTTTATGGATAGCAACTGCATACTTTGCAATCTTGTATAGGTCTGAACGTGCCATCTGCACTTCGTGATCTTTTTCAGCCTCGTGTGCTAGTTCGCCTAGTCCTTCTGCAATCATCTTGGGTACTTCCATATCTGCATCTTTGATTGCATCGCGGGCCGCACTCATGTCTTCTTTGTCTAAATGTAGATTACCATCTCTGAAACTGCAGTCGATACCTTCGGCTTTGCATACGTTAAGCACTTGCTTTTCGTAGCCTTCTGTAACAATTTCTACATTCAGTTCTTCTAGTTTAGTAATAATGTCACGCATTGTTTTGTTCCTGTAATTTATTTGTGTTAGTATTTATCGTTTACGCACACTACCCATAATGTTGTCATTGACATCAAGAGCATTAACTGCAGTGCCGTTGGGCTTTTTCTTTTGCGGTGCTTTGGGAATACCATTCTTGTCTAGGGGTATTTTAGCATGTGCTTGTACAGGATTTGCTACTACAGCCATATTTCCACTTGCTGTTGCACCGGCACTTGCATTTTCCATAATTTCACTTATCTTCATAAGGTTCCTCCTGCCATTTTACTTCATCTATCCAAACTCGTGCTTTTGGATAACCTGGTACATTTTCAATTTTTACATCGTATGTCTTAGCATCTTGTATTTCTAAATTTAGGATATTGGATATATCTTCAAACAAAACTGGCTTTACACCTATTGTTGGTGTTAGTGTACCATGTGGCACTGTATAAAAACGTTCTGTAATGAGTTCATCATTAATGTATACTCTATAAGGTGTGCCGTCTTTTTCACTTTTTATCTTTGCTTGTAAAAACATTATTCCATATTGTAAACAAACATTACTTGTCTGTAAAGTTGATTACCTCTTGCCCTTTCTGCTTTCTTAGTGCTCTTCTTCATTTTGTTAGCCTTAGCAAGCAAACGCTTTAGATCTGTTTTGCTAAGTTTGTCTCCGGCGCCTTTGCCCAAATATTGTGCTGCCTTTCGTTTTAAACTTCCTGGACGGCTGCCTGGTTTTGCTGGTTGTGTAAAGTCCTCAGTTAGTTGCTGAAGTTCCTCCATCAGATTGTTGATTTTGTTGTTGTATGGCTGATCGTTTTTCATCGCTCTGCTCTTTTTGTTGTTGGATCCACGCTAGAGCTGCACGTTTGCTAGGTGGAGTGTTTAAAAATCTTTGTAATTCATTATACGCTTTATCAAAGTTCTTTTGTCTATCTAAGTCTTCTAATCCTCCACTGTTGTCTATAATATGAAAACGCCCAGCACCCATTAGTTGCTGAAACTTTATCAAATTTTGTTGTACTTCGTTCCACATTGTGCTTACCATGTCTCGTGGTAAACTTCTTGCTCTTTGTTGGTTACGCTGTTGCGCAACTTCTTCGCTTGTGTTAACATAAATCATAGCAACATCATATCCTAGCATGCGTAAAAATTCCGCTTGTTTTTGATACTTTGCTACATCCTTGCCAGTGCCATCAATCAATAGTCCTAGTCTTCCGTCTATCCAATTAGCACTTCTTTTTTTTGTAATCAGTTTTGCTTTGTCGCGAATTTTTTGACCCTGGGGTGATGCTATAGTGTCAGGATCCAGAGCAAGATCCTGCTTCTTCATCAATATTTCATAAACATCGTCACTGTTCATTTTTTTAAGACCTGTGCCGCCTAGTAGTGCTTGTGCAACAAAACTTTTACCACTGCCTGGTCCACCTGCTAGGAACACTGCTTTAAAGATGTGCGGATCGTTTACACCTTCTTCAACTTTTGCTT